AAGCCTGCGGATCCGCCTTCGGTGGATCCTAAGAAGGTCTGAGGGTTGATGCCCCCGGGGTTTAGCCCCTCCGGGGGCTTTTTTTTTGCGTCTAGTAGGGCCTGAAATGGCCGTTTTGAACAGTTGGCTCTTGATGTAACTGTTCTAACTGACACCAAGTGCTATAATGCCTTTGTCAGTTGTTAATCTCTTTCTAAGGGGTGTGTGATGGCTTATCGTCATAAGATGTCCAGGGGTTCTTCTAAGCACTCATTTTCGAATGGTGCGAGGCGTATACACCGGAAAAATTTTTCCGGAACTACGATTTGTCGTGGTGGTATTCGTCTTTAATGGCTTGCTTTCATCCGTTGCAAGCTTGGAGGGGGAAAGGTCTTTCTAAGAACGGGAAACGTAATATTGTTTTCAAACGTTCGGAAGGCCTTCCTACTTCTGAGATGCGATTGCCCTGTGGGCAGTGCATCGGTTGTCGCTTAGAGCGATCTCGCCAATGGGCGATTCGTTGTGTTCACGAGAGTGAACTGTATGACGAAAACTGTTTTATTACTCTTACGTATAGTGATGAGTTTTTGCCGAAGGACAAAAGTTTAGTATTACGTCATTTTCAATTGTTTATGAAGAGACTTCGAAAGAAGTTTTCTGATAGACGTATTCGTTTTTTTCACTGCGGTGAATATGGTGACGAGAATTCTCGGCCACATTATCACGCTGTGTTATTTGGTTTTGATTTTCATGATAAGGAATTTTACAAACACAAGGATTCTGGAGATCTTTGGAAGTCTCCTACTTTAGAGTCTATATGGACTTATGGTATGCATACTATTGGTGATGTTTCTTTTGATACTTGCGCTTATGTCGCTAGATATATTATGAAGAAAATCACTGGTGATGGTGCTGAGACTTATTATAAGGGTTGTAAACCCGAATATATTACTATGTCTCGCCGTCCCGGTATCGGGTCTGGTTGGTTTGATTCTTTTTCTAAAGATTGTTATCCGTCTGATTCTGTGATCGTTAATGGTAAGGAGGTACAGCCTCCGAAATTCTATGATGATATGTACGATAAGATTAATCATGACGCTATGGAGCAGATAAAGGCTGATCGCCTTAGGTATATGACTCCTTATGATCGTTCAGTCCACGAGTTCATGCGGTTACCCGCTAAAGAGTTGAATACGAAGTGCCGGATGAAGCAATTCACCCGGAATCTTAGTGATTAAGGGGCTACGATGAAAACTTTAGCATTTTCGATTTACGATTCTAAGGGTGAAGCGTACATGACGCCGTTTTTTTCACAGTCTAAGGGAACGGCTTTGCGTATGTTTATGGATGAGGTTGCTAATCCAAAGAGTGTGATTAATCATCACCCTGAGGATTACTCTCTTTTCCATGTTGGTGAGTTTGACGAACTTAGGGGAGTTATTATTCCTGTTGCTACTCCCCTGTCACTCGGTGTTGCTATCGAGTTTTTGAAGAAGGCTGATATGCCTTCGTGTGACCGGCCTTTGCCGGGTCAGTTGTCCCTTGTTGATAAGGGAGCAGGGTTATGATTGGAGATAAGGTCGAAGATATTCTTAAGACATTTGTTGATTTTTTTGATCTCACTGCTACTAAGAAAGTGACAGTGCAGATTGAAGTTGTCGATGATGTGTATGTTGTAACATTTCGAGTGGAGGTAGAGCCTTGAAAAGTGTGATGACACATTCTTTTTCGCAGATTCCTTCAGCTGAGATACAGCGATCGCAATTTGATCGTTCTCATGGTTATAAAACCACTTTCGACGCTGGGTATCTGATTCCTGTTTTTGTTGACGAGGCATTACCGGGGGATACTTTTAATCTCCGGATGTCTGCTTTTGCTCGCCTCGCCACTCCTCTCAAGCCCATAATGGACAATATGGTGCTTGAGTCTTTCTTTTTTGCTGTTCCATATCGTTTGGTATGGGATAACTTTGAAAGGATGAACGGTGCTCAAGACGATCCTGATGACGATACTGATTTTTTGCTTCCTGAAATGGTATCGACCAATTACACAGTGGGTACTCTGCATGATTATCTGGGTCTCCCTACTGGTGTTGGTGGTTATCATCATTGCTCGTTAGTTCATCGTGCATATAATCTGATCCATAACCAATGGTTTAGAGATCAGAATTTGCAAGATTCTGTTGTAGTCGATAAGGACGATGGGCCGGATGCTCCGGCTGATTATGTCCTTCTTAGGCGTGGTAAACGCCATGACTACTTTACTTCGTGTCTCCCTTGGCCTCAAAAGGGTGACGATATTCTTCTTCCTCTGGGTGATAGTGCTCCTGTTACAGGCACTATTAAGGGGCCCCAGCAGTTAATGGGATCAATTCGCTCATTTGCTCGAGATGATGACCCTACTAATAATGGTCATTATTTGATTGCACAGGCAAATCCAGCGATTATTGACCCTTCTGTTAGTGGGTATATGACCACTAACTACGCTCAACCTTCTGCAATTGCAGCTCGTGTTGACCAAGAGTCTTTAACGTTCTTGGCCGGACAGGGCGGTGCCTCTCTTGTTGCGGATCTCTCAGCTGCTACTGCTTCTACGATTAATCAGATCCGTGAAGCTTTTCAGATGCAGAGATTGCTTGAGCGTGATGCTCGTGGTGGCACTCGTTACACCGAGATTATTAAATCTCATTTCGGTGTGACTTCTCCTGATGCTCGTTTACAACGCCCTGAATTTTTGGGCGGGGGATCTACCCCGGTAAACATTCATCCGATTGCGCAGACTTCTGAGACTCCTACTTCAGGGACTCCTCAAGGTAATTTGGCTGCGTTTGGTACTTTGTCTCTTTCTGGGCATGGCTTCGTAAAGTCTTTTACGGAGCATTGTCTTTTGATTGGTTTAGTTTCTGTTCGTGCTGATCTCTCTTACCAGCAGGGCCTTAATCGTATGTGGAGTCGTAGGACTCGATACGATATGTATTGGCCTGCTCTCTCTCATATTGGAGAGCAAGCTGTTCTTAACAAAGAGATCTACTGTAATAACGATGCCAATGATGATTTGGTATTCGGCTATCAGGAACGGTACGCTGAGTACCGTTACAAGCCGTCTGTTATTACGGGTCTTTTTCGTTCTAATGCTCCTTCTACTTTACAGGTTTGGCACCTGTCTCAGTATTTTGGAGCTGTTCCTATTTTGAATGGAACGTTTATACAAGACGATCCGCCTATCGATCGTTGTATTGCCGTTCCTACTGAGCCTCACTTCTTATTTGATTCTTTTTTCTCTTTGAAGTGTGCTCGTCCTATGCCTGTTTATTCTGTTCCCGGCCACATGGATCACTTTTAAGGAGAATCTATGGATCCGATCATTGGCGGTGCTCTTATTTCTGGCGCAGGTTCTCTTGTATCTGGTCTTATTGGCTCTAAAGGCCAAGAGGATACAAATGCTAAGAACCTTCAAATAGCTAGAGAGCAAATGGCTTTTCAAGAGCGTATGTCTAATTCAGCTTATCAACGCTCTATGGCGGATATGAAGGCAGCAGGCCTTAACCCCATCTTGGCTTATGACCAAGGTGGGGCTTCTTCTCCTACTGGTGCTTCTATCGCTATGCAGAATCCAAAGCTTCATTTGGCTTCTGCTGTTTCTGGTTTTTCTAATTCCGCTAAGGATGCAATGCTTATGAAGGCCGATTTGGATTACAAACGGGCTCAAACTGCATTGACTACTTCTCAGAAGGATATGATTGATGCAAATCTTCCTGAGCGAGAATTAAAGGGTGAGTTGTGGTCTACTGGTGGCAAGATCTTGGACAAGATCTTAAATTATTTGAGTACCGGGCCTGATAAGCCCAAGCCAAATAAATTGGAAGGCTTGCCTTCTGATATGCCACCTAAGATTTCACAAGGAGATCTTGATAAATCTGCTTTTGATGAGTTGAAACGTAAGTTTCTTGAGATGATTCGTAAATAATTTCTTTCCGGAGGTGTGTTTATGTCTATGTATGGTAAGACGTATGGCCCGTTGATCTGTAACGGGCCAACGTTAACTAAGCAGTCCTTCAAGGCTAAATGTGACATTAACAAGATTGTGGCCTCGTACCGGAGCACAGGGAGCGTAGCGCACGTAGCTCAAGGTGTGGCCCAATATGGTGATGTGTCAAATGTGCCTGATTACTTGACTGCTGTTTCTGTTGTTCAGCGTGCTGATGAGATGTTCCGTGCTTTGCCGTCTGTCCTTCGTTCTCGTTTCGATAACTCTCCGGCTCAGTATTTGAAATTTGTTTCTGATCCGAAGAATCGCGATGAGGCGATTGCTCTCGGTATGTGTAAGGCGGATGCCGTTCCTTCTCCGGCTCCGGGATCCCCGGGGCCGACTAATCCGAAGCCTGCGGATCCGCCTTCGGTGGATCCTAAGAAGGTCTGAGGGTTGATGCCCC